TACTGAAGAACTGATTAAAATATTTGGCAGAACAGCCTATAAAATAAGTCAAGACCAAGGTATTTAGACAAAAGAGATAAATAAATATGTAAGCAAGATACTTACACAACCAAAAGGAGATTTGAAATGACAAGAAATGAAGCAATCGCACTTATTGATGCGTATGAAAAAAGCAAGATGTTAAAGATGACAAAGGAAATGTTCCTTGCGTTATATTGCGAAGAGGAGTATGACTATGAGTAAAGTTAAATCATACTACTGGGACGAGATAATGGACCAGGAATATAATGAATGGGCAGATACACAATATGATGTGTTCTTGGACAGTATTGAATACGATATGTATATTGAACAAATGAGCAGAGGAGAACTTGTATGACACAACCACTAATCACTATCGTAACACCTACTACTAATAGTAAGTATTTGTTAGATAACTTGGTTAGTGTTAAAGAACAGACCTACCCCAACATTCAACATTTGGTTGTTGGGGATGGAATGGAAAACAACCCCACTATTAAAAAGTTTGGGGTTGATTTTATTTCTTTACCATATAACACAGGTGCTAATGGATTTAATGGACATAGAATATATGGTGCTACCACATTCTTGGCTAAAGGTGAATACATTGTTCAACTTGATGAAGATGATTGGTTTGAACGCAACCACATTGAAACACTATACAATACTATAGTAAATGAAAAAGTAGAATGGAGTTATAGCCTACGCAAAATACACAATCCTAATGGCACATTTGCTTGTTTAGATAGTTGTGAAAGTTTAGGCAAATATATGAGTATACTGGCAGACCATTTAGTTGGTGTAGGCAGTATGATGTTACCATTAAGATTAGCATTACAATACGCACATATATGGTATAGACCTGCCAGAGTTAAAGGCATTATGGAAGTTGATAGAGCATTGACACAAGTATTATTACAAAATCACACAAGTGCCTGTAGTTATGAACATACAATGTGCTATAGAATGGGCAACACTCCAAAAAGTGTTCAGGCAGAGTTCTTTTACGAGGGCAATAAGCGTATGATGGAGATATATAATAAACAACTTCCGTGGTTAAAGCATAAATAAATGTATGGAACAACTTGAAAACAATCATAAAAAATCGTGGGGCGGCAAGCGTGAAGGTGCTGGGCGTAAACCTGGCTCGCTCCAAAAGATTAGCGTAACCTCATTGTTATCCAAGTTAGAAGAAAAGAGTGGCGGTCAGAGTTATGAAGAACTATTGGTTGAAGATTTCCTCACCGCCCGCCTCAACAATGATACAGCATTAATGTTAAAGTATCACAACTTGTTATCAAGTAAACTAATGGCAACATTAAATGAAGTCCAGATTGAGGAGAGTGAAGACGCTGTCAACGCTAAACAACAAGCGTTTGATGAAGCGTTAAACACTCTGCGTAATCTACAAACTAATGATAAATAAATCTAACAAGGATAAATAAAAATGCCTCTAATAAAATCTAAAAGTAAGAAAGCGTTTAGCGAAAATGTTAAGCGTGAGATGAAATCTGGTAAGCCTCAAAAGCAAGCCGTGGCAATAGCATACAGCGAGAAGCGTGAGGCAACAAAGAAAAAAGGAAAGAAATAATGTCTAAAGATTTAATGAAACACAAAGAACCAAAAATGGTTGAAAAAGATGAGGCTGATAAACACGCTGGCTTTTACAAAGGTCCACACAATCAGACTCTAAAGGCTGGTGACGGTGAGCGTAAAGAACACGAGAATCATCATCCTGCTGTTAAGATGAGCAAAGGTGAATAATATGAAAGATAATAGTTTAACATTTGATGGCGTTACTGAAACTGGTTTAACAGGTTCAAGCAATGGTAAATGGGCTGGTAATCATCACGGTGGCAAGGCTGGTGGAAACTATGGTTTACCATCTCAAGCCCGTAAAGGTGCTAACTTTGGTAAAGAAGCAGGTCCAAGCACAGCAAAAGGCGGTAAGATTAATGGTGGCACCACAGTTAAAGGCTTTGGTAACGCTGACAAGATTGAAGAACGCCAAGGCTATAATAATGTAGGGAATAAACAATAATGGCACAACATACAGACATTACACCAGCAGGATTTACAGTTGCTGGTAATGCTACAACAACAAGTAGTTCAGTATATGTTCCAAGTTTAGTTCCAACTAACAAATGGTATGTAACTAACACAAGTGCTAACCCTGTTCAGATTCGTGTGAGCACTGATGTAGGCAATGTGGTAACAGCAACATTCCCAGTAGTTGGCACTCCAAGTTTAGGACCAGTATTAGGTAGCCAAGATGATATGATTCTTGAACTTCCAACTAACTTGGTTGCTGGCACAGGCACTAATGGATTTGTAAGTAATGTTCAAATGAGTATTATCAGTAACATTAACACTGGTAGTTTAATATTCATTACACCAGTTCAATAATATGACAAATACTTACACAGTTCCCCAGACACCATATGCTGTAGCGTTTATCAATAATGCTTATGTGTTGGTGTCTACAACAACTGGTAACATTATAACACAACAAGGAAACATACAAAATGGCAACTAAAGATTATAGTCCAAAACGCATTGGTAATGAATCATCACACGCAGGTAAGCGTGAGGCATTCAAAGCCGCCAAAGCAGAACGAGCACCATTGGCTACACATATACACGATGCTTTCGCAAAGCGTGGTGACTATGCTGAAGGTGACACTACATATTGGAACAAGATTGAAGACTTGGATGGCGAGATTAAGCCTAAAAAGTTTAGAAAGTAAGCAAGAGTTTTCGCCAGGGTTTTTCTAAAACGCTGGCACATTGATTAGAATATAAAGGAGAAAGAAATGACAACAACATCTACATCATCAGTAGGCACATTAACACTCAATGTTCCTTACACACAAATACAAATCAACCCAGTTTCGTGGGCTAACGCTCATACACCATCTGTAATCATTACGACTACAGTATCTACACTTGACTATAAAGGATATAACAATGGAAAAGAATAAAAAACCACAAGACAATGTTTGGGATGATGAGCCAGTTATTGAGCCAGCGTCTGAAACCGTTGAACAAGCGGTTACTCCACGCTCAACAAGTAATGCTGACTTTGATATGGAAGGTTTGATGACAGACTTCCCAACAGCCAAAGAACTTGAACAGTTTGTATATGACCAGACTGGCATCATTCTGAATCTAAAAGGTAGAGCAAACAAACTAAAGTATCAGGTAGCATTGGATACATTGAATGGCAAAGAGCCTGACGCACAGTATATCCACGGTGAGAATCCATATCTTGACAAGAATGAACTAATCCCTGAAGAACTTGTCAAGCCAATCCCTGCTCGTGATTCTACATTGCCTGACTCAAGCACAGTAACATACACTTGGCACCAGTTCAATGTCCCACATCCTGATTATGAGATGAGAGCAGTTGATGCCAAAGTTGTGGTAGAGTTCAAAACATATCAAGACGGTAGCATTAGTTATCAAACTTTAGGACCGCTTGAAAAGCACAGCGTTGGTGAAAAGTTAGACAAGTATGGACGCAGTCGCCCAGAAAAGTTTGTATGGATTGACCCACGCACAGGCGAACAAACATTACGCACTAAAGAGGGACAGTTTACAAAGACAGGTCGCTCATTGTATGCTTATTGTAAATCACAAAAAGTCAACAAAACCAGTTCAGTTTGGGATATGTGGATTGACCGTGATGTAGCACAAACTATTCAAGGTGCGGTAGATAATCCTTGGGCATAATATGAATAACTATGATAGACAAGTCAGTGAGACTAAAATACTACAAAAGGTAAATGCCGCCCATCGTGGGGCATTTGCTGAGAAGTATCCTGGTCAAGTTGAACATATCTTGCGTTTGATTACTGAAAGGCTACATTATGGTTTAGACAAGCGTGATGGAGTTAATCTTCCACACGCTCCAGAAACCTGGACTTTAACAAGTGCTGAGATAACTGATTTGACAGAGGCTATGTTCTATCTACATCAAATCAGAGAGTCTCACAATGTTAGACAGTAATCTATTAATGCGTAGGGCTATCAGGTATGTATGCGACCAACATAATATAAAACCTGATAGCATAGCCCTATACGATTTCAACACACAAGAAAAGTTTAAGGAACTTACTCTTGCTGTAGTTGAAGATATGAAGTATAATCAACTAAAATACTTTAGACCATTCCCACATCAACTCAACTTCTTTGCTACTGGTAATAACAGTCGCAGAGGCATATTGGCGGCTAACCGTATTGGTAAGACTGTATCAACTTGCTTTGAAACCGCTTGCCATCTTACAGGACGCTATCCAGAATGGTGGAATGGTAAACGCTTTGTTAAGCCTGTCACAGCGTTTGTCGCTGGCGAAGGCTGGGAACAAGTTGCCCGTGTATTACAAGAAGAACTGTTAGGCACTAAAGATGTCAAGATTAAAGAACAACTTGGCACAGGTGCTATACCCAGAGAATGTATAAAGTTTGACACAATGCGTAGCGATGGTGCCAATGTGATTGGTGTTGAGATTAAACATACAAGTGGTGCTTACAGTTATCTATTGTTTGGTAACTATACACAAGAAGTTAGAAACTTACAGGGTTTTAAGTTAGACTTTGTAGTGTTTGACGAACAACCACCAGACCCAATCTTTTCAGAGTTAGTAACCAGAACAGCCACAACACAAGGTCAAGTCCTATGTTCTTTTACACCCCTAAAAGGCTTGAATGGTTTGGTGTCAAAGTTCTGGTATCACGAAGAAGGATATGAACACATTAGAGTATCGTGGGATGATGTGCCAGAGTATGACCCCTGGGGTGAGCCATTCTTATTAAATGAAACACGCAGACAACTTGAGCGTGACTATTTGCCACACGAGCGTGAAGCCCGTATTGCTGGTATGCCTGTTATGGGTCAAGGTGCTGTATTCCAAATACGCAACTTTGCTATGTATAAAACTGGTGACTTTGACTTTAAGACTATGAATGATATTGAGCGTGTAATAGCATTGGACTTGGGTTTGGTAAATGACAAGACAGTTATCAGCCTAATGTATTGGAATCCAAAAGAACAAGAATGTTGGTTACATACACAGATAGTTGTTAAAGGACAAGAAGAAGCAAATCCTCTCAACTATGTTCAACACTTGATGCGACCTGAAGTATTTGGCACACCCATTGTATTACCAGCAGATGCTAATACACAGGGTAGATACACAATGTCCTCATTAAGCATTAGACAACTGTTTGAAGAATATGGATTGAATGTGGTGCCACAAGCCATTATGAATCCACCAAACAGTGAAGGCAAAACAACTAACCATAAATCATTTGGTATAAATATTATGAGACAGATGATGGAGATAGGCACATTCCATATTAATGAGAACTGTGTAGAGTTTATGCGAGAAGTCAAGAACTACTTTGTGGATGAGAAAGGTAGATTCAGCGACCCAGACGATTGTATTGATAGTGCTCGTTACGCTTTGTTAGGATGCTTAAATAGTTATAGTGAACCCTATGACGGCAAGAATCCTCGCCAGCGTTTCCAAGACTTGAAGCAACAATATGGATTACATACAAAACGATTACAGGCGGCTACACCTGAGTGGAAAAAGACCTATCATCCTGAAAAAGGTGCCTTGTAATATAAATACTAAATAATACAAACAGGATAACTAAATGCTTGACATTAAACACATCGTAACAAACGATATTACAAATCCCAAAGGCAGAATGGAACGCTTTCTACATATGAAGCGTATGATGGATGCCAAAAGTGCGGCTAATCTACGCCTATTGGCAACAAAGAATAACATCAACCGTGCCAGTGACTATCACTACTTAAACTTGGCTGTTACACAATCAACAGAGCCAGTTAATGGTATTGACTATATCCATCCTGTTGTTAAAAGTAATATTGACTATGTTGCGGCTGTGGTGGCAAAAGGTTTGAGCCAAAATGGTGAGATTAACTTTGAGTTTGTGGCTGATAATGAAGAAGACGAACAAGCCGCAAGACAGGCTACAGAGATTGTCCACAAAGTTATCAACCAACACAATGACCCACACAAGATTCTACAACATTGGATTCTTGACGCATTGTTACACAAAAATGGTGAGATGCTTATTCAGCCACACCGTGAACAAATCACACGCTATGTAAAGACTAAAGGCACAAGTGACCAACTTAAAGCATTTGAGGCACAAGCCGCTGACGCTGGACTAACCGCTACAAGAACAAGTAAGCGTAAAGTCAGCGTGGATATTCCACAAGTTATTAAAGAAACCAAAGCCTATGTTCAGGCTAACAATGACGCACATCATCAAACAATGATTGAGCAACATATTGAACGCTTGAAAGGTGCTCAACAAACACAAGATTATAGTGAGTTAGATGAGCCATTAGGCGACCAAGCAGGTTTAGAACAATCACACGATGACGCATTGACAGACAGCGTTACTCGCAATACTATCCACGAAGCAGAATATAAGTTAGTTGGTTACAACTTAAATGTTCGCTTTCGCCCAATCAGTCAACACTATTGGATGTGTAATCCTACCATTGTAAACATTCAAGACCAAGACTTCTGTGGCTTCTTTAGCCCAATGAGTATACAAGAAGCGGCTGAACGCTATCCTGATTTAGATTTAGAAAAGTTTGCTGTTCACGCAGAGTTTAGCAATGTTGGTGCGTATCAGGCAGGTTCATTGTTAAACAACCTTGCTATTCACGCTCGTGATAGTGTGCCTATTAATGGGTTGCCAGCAACAGGTTATGCTACACAAGATGCCAACGCAAGACAAGTTATGGTGCTAACAACTTGGAACCGTTATGATATTGACGGTGATGGTGAGTTAGAACTTATTGAGATTGTATACAGTGGTAGTTATGTTATTAGTGCTAAAGAAGTTGAGTTTATTCCTGTAGCCAATATGTGCCCACGCCCTCTACCACAAAACTTTTATGGTTATAGTGTGGCTGAGAGTTTAGTGCCAGCACAAGAATATATGACAGCAGGACACCGTAGTGAGATTCAACTTGGTTTGTTAACAGCAACACCAAGATTAGGTGTTAAACCAGACCGTGTTGACTTTGAGGAGTTGGCTGATGGAGAAGCCGCTATATTTATTTTAGATAGCAAGTTTGACCCAGCAACTGATGTATACCCAGTTCCTGCTCCAAGCGGTAATCCAGCATTTATTGATGTTGCTATGAACCGTATTCAACAGGATGTGATGGCATTGATTGGTATGACAACGCCACAGGACACATTTAACCCAGAAGTTATGGACCCAGGTAATAGTGGTGCTAAACTACAGTTAGCAATGGGACCAAATCAGGTTATACAAGATAACACAGTCAAGAACTGTGCGGAAGGTGTTAAAGAAGCAATCTGGTTAGTGTGGAGAACGCTAATACAATATGGTGATGATTATGGTGTTAAGAAGTTAGCACAACTATACCACGAAGAAAAGAAACCTATCTTCTTGGACGCACAAGCGTTTGATGATATGAACTTTAGCGAAAGAGCACAGATACATATTGAGTTAGCACTTGGTATGAAAAGTGAGGAAAACGCTATTCAGCGTCAACAAATCATTGTTCAAACTCAACAACAGTTATATGCTACAACACAACAAATGGTTGCGGCTAATACTCTAACGCCTCAAATGTGGCAGAAGATTAAGAAACCATATGCTGATACTTTATATGTATTAGGCATTAAAGACTGTGATACATATTTGCCTACTGACCAAGAGGTTATGGCTATGATTAAACAGGCACAAGAAGCGGCTAAGAATGCTCCGCCTACTAAAGACCAAGCCAGTGCTCAACTTGATGTTGCCAGAACCCAAGAGATTCAAAGCAAGATTAATGGACAAAGCCCTGATGCTCAAGCACAGTTGGCTAAAGCAAATGAAACAAATGCTAATACACAAGGCACAAGTGCTGGTAAACAACTTGACGCTATTGCCTTGTTAAAAGAACATAAAGGAACTAACTACTAATGGAATATAAGAAAAGTATTGATACGAATAATATTGCTAAACTATCTGCCAGCGAACAAGATAAAATAAAGGTAAGAGGTAGTTTAGCAGAGAACTTGATAAATAATGTAGATTTACAAACCTTTGTTATTGACTATAAGAAAACTTTGTATAAAGAACTTACAGCAATACAAGGGTATACGAACGAACACGATGCTAAACGATTGGCTATTACTCAACAAATCGTTGGCATAGAAGGATTTGTAGACTACTTGGCAAAACAAGTAGATAACAAAAACAAGGTGGTAAACTTACAAGGTCCCACCATATAATAAAGGAAAACAAAAATGAGTGAAATATTAGATATGTCTAACAGTCCAACGACTGCGACCCCTATCCAAAATGCTGTTCCAAGTTTAGACTCAATAGCAGAGAAAATGACCGCAATGCGTAATCAGGCTCAGGCTACTAAACAAACAGAGACAGGTGAATCAGAAGTGGCAACTAATGACTCCCCTGTGGCACCAGAGGATAACGAAAGCGATTCCTCAAGCGTAGAGCCAGAAGTTGTTACACCAGAAGACGGTGTTGTAGAAGGCAACGATGAATCAGAAGCCCCTGAACAGGTAAGTAATGAGAACTCGTCAGCACAAGATATCATTGACTTTGTAGAGTTTGCTACAGAGAATCCTAACGCAAAGTTTAAGTTTATGCGTAATGGTAAAGAGATGATTATTGATGCTAAACAAGCCCAAGCAATATTAGGACAAGGTGGAGCAATACACGAAGAAGCAAGACAGTTAAAGATTCAGAAAGCAGAGTTTGATGAGTATCTCAAAGAACAACGAGCACAGCAAGAAGGTCTAACTTTAGCGATGGAGTTTACTGTCCGCCCACAGTTACAGAAAGCGTATGATGAGATATTAAAAGTTCAGCAATATCAACAAACATTCCAACAACAGTTGAGTCAAACAAATGACCCAGCCATTGTTGCCCGTATTAGAACAAGTATGGAACAGAATGAGCGTTATATTACTCAACAATCTCAAGTTATTCGTCAGTTAAAACCTAATCTTGACCAGTTTCAACAAATACGAAAAGAGCAAGTTGCTCAAGTATTGGAACAAAACAGAAAAGGCTTTACAGACAAAGAACTCAAAAATGAGTATCTATATAACGAAATACGAGACAAAGTAAGCAAGGGTTGGCAAGGAGCAAAATCACAGTTAGTGCCTGGTATTGATAATATTGATTTGGTCAGTAGTGACGAACATATTATGAGCCTGTTGCGTGACGGATTGAAATACAGAGAGAAACCATCAGCAAAATCTGCTGGTAGTAGCATTGCGGCGTTGACAAAAAATCGCTCCACAATCAATACTCCTAAATCTAATATTGAATCGCTTCAAGAAGCCGCCAAAAAGGGTGATAAGAAAGCCCAGGATAATCTGTTAGTCGCAAAGTTACAAGCAATGCGTTCTCGCAGATAAAATATTAGACATAACATTAAAGGAAAAATAAAATGTCACAAATCACAACATCCGCTATTGGCAACGGAACTACAGCATACGCTTCAGATATCGTTGTCAAAGATTTAGATTTAGATGTATCTAACCGTGTTAAAGACGACACACCAGTGTTGAATATGGCTATGGCAAAGAAACGCAAAGTTGTTTCTACATTACCATTGTGGACTAACGATGTATATCGTTTGCCAGCAACACAAGCAAACGCAGAAGGTGCCGCTGTTACTGCTTCTTTAGCAGAATCAAATAGCCGTGCTAACTTGGGTAACTATACTCAAATATTCTCAACAGTTATTTCTGCTACAGGCTCAAGCCGTGCTGTTGAACAATCAGGTGGCGACCCACAAGCATATCAAGAAGTTAAGCAACTTATTGAACTAATGTTTGATGTGGAAGCACAACTTGTTCGTGCTGACCAGATTGGCACAAAATACGGCGGACAATCAGGTTCTGCTTCTAACTTACCATCAGGTCAAACTGGTCGCCGTATGGGTTCATTAAACGCTTTCGCTGGAACACACAGTTTCAATAGCACAAGCGGTAATGTCCAGTTGTTCACAACTTATGTAAACAGCGAAACAGCAGATACAACATCTACTATCGCTAACATCGTAGTTGGTGGCACAGGTGGTGCTTATTTGGGTTCTACATACTATGTAGGTTCAGACGAAGCATTGAGCCAGTTCTATCCTGCGATTTACAAACAGTTGGTTACAGCGGCTGAAAAGCGTTTCAACGCAAAAATCCGCACAATCGTTTGCCCAACAAGCCTACGCACACACTTGAGCGATACATTCCCTACAAGTCGTGGTATCAACCGTGTAAACAGTGAGCGTGGTGATAGCATTCAAACTTACGAAGGCGATTTTAACTACACATACGAAATCTATGATTCTTGGATTATGGACCAAGTTGGTGTAAGTAACCAAATCTACTTCTTGAACGAAGAAGTGCTACAATGGGGTTCATTGCGTGATTTAGGTCCTAACAATGAGATTTTCAGTAATGCTGACGCATCACTTGACCAGTTCATTATGGAAGGAACTTTAATCGTTCGTAACCCAGCAGGTGTCGCTGTTCTACACGACATTTCAGCAAGTGCTACTGCTCCTACTCTAAACAGTATGGGTGCTGGTCCATTGCGTCCATCTTCTTTAGTTGTTCGTTTGAACGCTTGGGGTGGTTCATCATTCTAATCTAACGATTAGTTTGTATATCAAAGGGGACTTCGTGTCCCCTTTCTTCTTTTAAGCATAAATAAATCTATTACAGGAATACAATAATGAATCCAAATGATGAATATAGTTTGAACAACCCCAACGCAAGTTTGTTAGACGATGATAACGAACCTGAGTTTAATCAGGACTTTTATCGCCAAGATAACAGATTGATTGCGGGCGAAGGCACAAGCGAGGCTTTGTTAAGTCGTAGCAATGAGTTGTATAGAAGTATGAAAGGCGATTGGAAGCGTAGTGATTTTAATAAGAGCAAAAATATTCTTATTACTACAGGCAGAAAAGATGGTAAGTTTTATATTACCCGTGAACAGTTTAATGCGGAAGCGATTGCTGAAAGATGTAAGCGTTATCGTGCCGCCAGTGAGCAAGGCATACCAGACCCATTAGCACCTATTGGTGATGATGGTAAACTAACATATAAATGGATGGATTTACCAGATGTAATCGCCATTCGTATTAGTGATGAATACTTTGGTGGAATGCCTTGGCAAGTTATTAAGCGTGACAGAACGCTTAAAGCACAGTTTTACAAAGTTGTTGAAACAGAATACAATCAATATGTATGTTACCCGCACGGTAAACTACCTATTCCAGTTGATGTTCCATATCCAGCAAAAGTTGGACAACAGAAGTTTTTTAATGGAAGATAATAATGAGTCAAATAGCAGACGCAAATGCTCTTGTTAGTTTTATACAAGATTTTACAGGAAGCAATAATACCAACGAGATTAAAGAATGTATCTTTATGGCTGAGATGATGATGCGTAACTTGGAACTGCCAGTTATGCGTAGTGACCCTACAAGTAGTCAGTTTCAGGCAACAGCAGATAGTTTGGGACATATTGCCATTCCAGGCGATATGCTTAAACCTATTTTATTTTACAAAACCAGCGGAACTGACCCAGCAAGTAGTTTAGGTCCTTGGATTGTATATGACCGCTATGGTGACAGAGATATTATCAGCGAAGGTTTAATACAAAGTTTGTATCTAACACCTATCAACATTCCTGCTGTGTATCGTGGCAAGTTTGGTGAGGTTGGACAACATTATGAGTTTATTCCCAAGTTGTCACAAGGTGATGTTGTTAATCTATATTACTACAGAACATTTGCCAACTTATTCAGCACAGATGTTAATGGTAATACAGTATTAAACAATGGTATTTTAGGAAGTTTTCCAGAAGGCTATGTTTATGGCACATTACATTGTTATTATGTTAAACGCAAAAGCCCAGAAGATGCTGAAGTATACAAAGCAAAGTTTGAGGAAGCATACAACATCATTGAGGACCAAAACAGCAAAGGTAAATGGAGTGGTGGACATAATCGTTTAACAAGCATATTCCAACCTCGTAGAGTTCCTCGTTTTACAGCAAAATAAGGACTAACTGATGCCAAGTTTATATGGAAATAGCACAACTTACACAGTTGTCGCTGGTAATACAGCAGGATTATACAGCACAGTAAATGCGAATATTGTTATAGCCAATATTCCATCTACAAACACGGCTGGACTTTATGGACAAAGCATTAGTGCTTATCCAAACTCCGCACAAGCGTTGTTAACATTGTTAGACAACAATGGTAATGTCAACTTCGCACTTGACCCTGCTACTGGTAATACAACTATTAAAGCATATGTAACAGGTGCTATGTCATCTTATACAAATGCCAATGTTGCCGCATATTTGGCAAGTAATGTTGACCCTACTATTGGTTATATTTGGGTTGATTTGTCAAACTTACAGACTGGTTTGAATAGTTCAAACACAGCGTGGCAATCTAATGCCACAAGTCAACAAACTTTATTGTCAGGTTTACAAACTGGCTTGAATAGTGCTAATGCTAACATTACCACAGCCATTACTAACACTCAAAACTTACAGACAGGTTTGAATAGTGCTAATACTGCTATTGCTACTGGCAATACAACAACAAGTGGACTACAAACTGGACTTAATACTGCTAATACTAATATTACTAATCTACAAACTGGCTTAAACACCGCCAATACAAGTATTAGTGGTTTACAAACAGGGTTGAATAGTGCTAATGCCGCAATATCATCAGGTAATACAACAACCGCTGGCTTACAAACAGGGTTGAATACAGCAAACACTAATATTACCAATCTACAAACAGGTTTGAATAGTGCTAACACAGCCATTTCTACTGGTAATACAACTACAGCGGGTTTACAGACTGGGCTTAATACTGCTAACACAAATATTTCAACATTGTTCACTTACAGTAGTGGAAATGCTACACTTATTACTGGTTTACAAACTGGTTTGAATAGTGCTAACTCAAATATTTCCACTTTACAATCTGGTTTAACAACAACCAATGCCAATGTATCAAATCTACAAACAGGTTTGAATACAAGTAACACTACAGTTAGTGGTATTCAAACAGGGCTTAACACAGCCAATACAAACATAACAAATGCTACAACAAGTATCACAAACTTACAAACTGGACTTAATACCAGCAATACAACTGTAAGTGGAATACAGACTGGGTTGAATACAGCCAATACTTCTATATCAAATCTACAAACTGGTTTGAATAGTGCTAATACTGCTATTTCTACTGGTAATACAACTACAGCGGGTTTACAGACTGGGCTTAATACTGCTAACAGCACTATTGCTGGTATTCAAACAGGATTAAACACAGCCAATACTTCTATATCAAATCTACAAACTGGTTTGAATAGTGCTAATACTGCTATTTCTACAGGCAATACTACGACTGCTGGTTTACAAACTGGCTTGAATAGTGCCAACAGCACTATTGCTGGTGTTCAAACAGGGTTGAATACAGCAAACACTTCTATTACTGCTTTACAAGCAAGTGTAACAACTTTAGTTGGTGAAGTTTATGCTAATAGTAATGTTGCCGCATATTTGCCAACTTATAATGGACTTACAGGCGGAACTTTAACTGTTAATGCTCAACCAAATATTACAAGCGTTGGTTCTTTAACAAGTCCTCTTATTATCACAAACACAACTAATGCTACGGGCGTAGGCACAGGTGCTTTACAAGTTAGCGGTGGAGCAAGTTTTGCTGAAGATGTATGGATTCAGGGTAACTTAAATGTAAGTAACATTAATACTATCAGTTACAATCCTTTAAGTGTTCAAACCCCATTAGTTTATTTGACAGCAAGCCCAGCATATCCATACAACTATGATATTGGATTGTATAGTCACTTTATAGGTGGACCAGCCAATGTGTATGCTCACACTGGTATGACACGAGATTACAATACAGCACAATGGGTATTTTTCAGTAATGTAGTAGCAGAACCAAGTGGTAATGTTGTAAACTTAACTGACCCTAATATTATATTTGATTCTATCAAAGTTGGCAATGTCAATGCTACAAGTTACTTAAATGGTAATGCTTACAATGTAACAGGTTTGGCATACAATACAACTATTAGCAACTTACAAACTGGATTGAATACAGCAAATACAACGGCAAGTGGTATTCAAACTGGCTTAAACTCTGCCAATACTGCTATCGCAACTAAAACAAGTTATGCTAATAGTAATGTCGCCGCATACTTACCAAGTTATTCAGGTAACTTAACAGCCAATAATATAGTTGTTACAAATCTAACAACATTAGGTAGTAGTGGTGTTAAGTTTAGTGATGGAACAGTTCAATCTACTGCTTACACTGGTGGTGGTTCAAGTTATGGTAATACACAAGTAGCAAGTTATCTTGCCGCTAATATTGACCCAACTATTGGTTACATTTGGACTGATTTAAGTGGTATTCAAACTGGCTTAAACTCTGCCAACTCTACAATAAGTGGTATTCAAACTGGCTTAAACACAGCCAACTCAAGTATTTCAACTCTTAATACAACTGTAACTAACTTACAGACAGGTTTGAATACAGCAAACACAACTATTGCTGGCGTTCAGACAGGATTAAACACAGCCAACTCAAGTATTTCAACTCTTAATACAACTGTAACTAACTTACAGACAGGATTGAATACAAGTAACACGACTGTAAGTGGCATTCAAACTGGTTTGAATACAGCCAATACTACATTGACAAACTTACAGACAGGGTTAAACTCTGCTAATACTACAATCGCTGGTGTTCAAACTGGCTTAAACTCTGCGAATACTGCTATTTCTACTGGTAACACAACCACCGCAGGATTACAAACAGGGTTGAATAGTGCCAATACAAGTATCAGTGGATTACAGACTGGACTTAATACTGCTAACACAAGTATTAGTAACTTACAAACAGGTTTGAACTCTGCTAACACAGCAATATCTACAGGTAACACTACGACTGCTGGTTTACAGACAGGGTTAAACTCTGCTAACACAAGTATTAGTAACTTACAAACAGGTTTGAATAGTGCTAACACCGCTATCGCAACTAAAACAAGTTATGCTAATAGTAATGTGGCGGCATACTTACCAAGTTATTCAGGTAACATTACTGCTGGTAATATTATTATTGCTTCTAATGGTAATATGATTAGCAACATTTACCAAACAAGTAACATTGACTTAACCATCAATGCTATTGGAACAGCAAATATTGGAAACAACATTGGGTTAAGTGGTGCTGTTGTTCTTGCTAATCCTTATGACCCATATTTTGTTGTTGGCGGCAATGTAACTTATACATCATTAAGTAACTACGCACAAGGTGGTATGTTAATCAAACACTTTAGTAACTATACAACTGCTGACAGTATTGCTGGTATTTTATATGATGGTAGAGGACCAGGTTCATTTGTTTTAGTAGAAGATATAGCAATAGGACAAGTTCCATCAGGAGCACCTTGGAATAGTAACTTGTCTCCAAACATATATGCCGCATTATCAATGGGAGCATTGAACGCAAGTTCAGGTTACTTTGGTGCGGCAATAACTGGAACATCAGCATATTTTAGTGCCAATATTCAAGCGGCGGCTAATATATCTACACCAGTTATTACAAATACAGGTAATATAACAATAACACCAAGTAACTATCTTATATTTGGCGGTAGTGCTGTAACCCAAGGTATTATTGGACCAACATCTGCCCCATTACAAATATTAAGTTACACAGGTCCAGTGGGCGGAAGCGTCGCCGCTAATATTTTTTTACAATACACAAAAAGCACAGGTGGTGCTACAAGTCCTGGACACATTTATATTACACCTGGTTACACATCATCATCATATGTAGGAAGAGCATTTGTTGCCAACGCTGTTATTCAAAATGGACCAAGTTACAGTTTTGGAACAACAAGCGGAACAATAGCACCTAACGCTCAAAACGGTTATAATCAAACTATTACATTAAACGGTGCCTTGACATTAAATGGATTTACAAGTCCAATAACAGGACAAAAAATCAGATTAGTAGTTAACCAAGACTCAACAGGTTCACGCACTATGTCAAGCACAATGAAGTTTGCTGGTGGTAGTAAAACATTATCTACAGCGGCAAGTTCTATTGATATTATTGATATTTGGTATGATGGAACTAACTACTACGCTAACTTAACAAAAGGATACGCATAATGGCAATCAAACCTTTAGTCACCAGTTTTAACAAGATGACTTTTACACCTGACATCCCTGCGGCGGCGTTGGGCGAGAATGAATATAATGCTGGACAAAATATTGAAACAGATACACGAGGTATTAAATCTGTTGCGGGCGACCAATATATAATGAGCACAGTTCCTGGCAATGTGATTTATATGACAGGCGGATTTAGAGATAACGGTGTGTTCTGGTATATTGTAGCAACAAGTCAAGGTAAATGGTATGCTATGAATAGTAGCGGTATTACAAATATTACACCAAGTGTAGGAACTTTTACTGGCTATAGTGCCAGCACAGTTATTACAGGTTGCTGGAATGGTAATACATTGTTTATAAATGATATGATAAATCCTCCAATGTATTTGCTATCAACTGCCACTGTTTTACGCTTGTATGATAACGCACCTGACAACTATATATGGAACTATGATGTTACAAGCACAGGCACTCCACTATATTCCAGTTTAACAGCAGGATTCTTGCGTTTATATAACAGCCCTAATGTTGGTAGTATTTTAGTTGCTGGCAACTTGACTGGTGCTATTATTAGCACAGGCACAACACAACATTTACCAACTACAGTTCGTTGGAGTCAAAACTTTGGTGTAAATCAAGGTCCTACAACTTGGACTCCAACTATTACTAACACAGCCAACCAACTTGAAGTTCCTGTGCGTGGAGCACTTGTAGATGGATTTAGTTTGGCTGGTAACTTTTATGTTTGCTCATATTGGGATACTGTTGTATTTCAACCTATACAATATACATCAACACAAGCACCTATCTTTGCTGTAAGTATTATTAGCAAGGGTAGAGGACTATTAAACGAAAACTGTGTGGCTGTTGTAGATGCTATGGCATATGGTGTTGACGCAAGAGATATTTGGGCATTTAATGGCACAACATTTCAACCTATTGGCAATCAGCGTATCAAAAACTATTTCTTTAACAACTTAAATGCCTCATACACTAATCAAGTGTTTATGGTTCATAACAGTGAAAAATATCAGATTGAGATTTATTATCCAGACTTAAACAGCACAGGACAATGTAACCAAATGATTAGTTACAGATATGATTTAGATATTTGGAACCCACCAAGACAAGTTACACAGGCTACTGCGGCTGACGAAGGTCCTGTTTGGACTGGTAGTTCATTTAACTACGCAACCAGAACTATTGTATACAGCAATGGTAGTGGCAATGTTCAACTTGTTCAAAAAGATAAAGGTTTAACTTATTTGACTGGCAATATCAATGCTGTGTTTCAGCGTGATAACATTGAGTTGGCTGATGCTTATAGTGCCAAAGTTCAAGTTCATCGTGTGTTGCCAAAAGTTACAGGAAGTGGTAACTTGACAGTTACTATTGGTGGTGCTGATAGTGTTGGTAACACAGCCTCTTTTAGTAGTAGTGTAAGTATGCCAATACAAACAAGCAATCCTTGGTGTCAAATAAACCAAAATGATAATCGTGTTGTTTCTATAAATATCAGTAGTAATGATTCAACAACATATTGGCAAGTAACTGATGCTACTTGGCAAATCACAAAAACAGAGGACAATCGCTAATGGCAAATCTATTACCTCCTGGCTCTGGTTTAGGTGCGGTTATCGCAGGGTTAAACTATGCTTTAGCAAATATGAATACAACTGCTGGTGATGCTAATGTATTAGTAGCAGATGCCGCCAGCGGTATTGTTACCACAAGCAATGGCACAGGTTCTACTGGTAGTGTAACAAGTTATCTATATAACTATATCCACATTTATTATGGTAATACTGCTACAGGTAGTGGTTTTACAAGTAATGCTACTGGGACAACATTTTACGGTGTTCAAAATAGTAGCAATCTAACTCCAAGTAGTAATCCAACTGATTATAGTTGGTATGAAGTTACTGGTGGTTTTCCCTCTGGTAACGCATTGTATTATTTGCCATTAGGCGGTAATCAAATCAACTTCTTTGCGGGCAATACACCACCTGTAAACTTTTTACCAGTTTTAGATTCAACACCAATCCCACTTTACATAGGTGGTAATGCTGTTGTGTCTACGCCTCAGTTACAAACTGCGGCTGTTACAACTCCAACTATTGCTACAAGTGCTATTACAAACTCTGTTAGTTCAGAATATATTAGTAACTTTGTTAGTCAACCATATTACAAGCGTCCTAAACTTGTCAACTACAGTTATTATACTTGGACAGCAAACAACAATAGTTTGATTACTGCTGTGACTATTACACCAACAGAAAGCAATAGCACATTGTTGGTAAACTATAGTTTGTTCTTTGACAACGATGCTGGCACAACTGCTAACAACTATGTTGGTTTATGGCGTAGTTGTAATGAAGGTTTACTTGACCCATTAGCAGGGCAAGGACCTTATAGTCCATATTTTCCATATCAGTTCCGCAAAGTTAAAATGGCATACCCTGACCCTAACAGCACAAGTAACATTGCTAATGCTACTGTTGTTATTGGTGGACATAACATAGGCACAACCTCTGGTTATGGATGGGGTGCTATCTATGCTACAGGCGAGTTTAATGCGGCAGGAACTTATACAAGTAATATTTTAGTTGGTAACACAACTAATAGTGGTGTAACTTACAGTTATGCTAACTTATATTATTCAAGTCATATACTTGGTAAACCAACTTATTACGGTGCTATTAATGCTGTTCAATACAACACATCAGTGGGTATTGAGTTTCCTCCAACATATCGCCAAACATATGCCAATGTTCCAGCAAATGCTGGAAGTTATCCTACTTATTATACTGTAACTGCTACTGATTGGGAAAGTTGGGCATTAACAGGCGGAACAGGACCTGTTCACCATAACTATTTGTTAGCATCAGTTGTTCCATATAATACAACTGGTAATACATATATTGACCCGCAAAGTGGTCAAATGATTGGCACACAGTTTTATTGCTATATCGCAAGGTCTGATAATGATAATAATGGTAATGTTACAGTTGAACTGGCATTAGACTTAAATCAATCAAATCCTTGGAATGGTAATGCGTCTAACTATGGTAAAATAAATGGTATAGCACACGATGTAGCACCTTATAGTAATGTAAGAGTTAGCACCGCTGTGGCTGTTGGGGATTTCGCAACCATATTCAGTTCAAGTAGAACATACAGCAATAGTGGAGCATTTGTAAGTAGTAGCGGCTGGAGTCCAGAATACAATGGATTAAGCGGTTATTTTACATACACAGGTAACTTAAATGCTGTAGCATATAGTGGACCAAATGGTAGTCAACGCATATCTACATTAGTGGCAGGTGCTGGTAAAGCGGCTAACGCAACTAACAGTGGAACATTTGTGGCTGTTGGTGAAGATGGCATTATTATACAAAGACCCGCTGGTGGTGGTGTTTGGGCAAAAGTATATGCTATGCCTCCACAAGCACATACTGTAAACTTGCGAGGTATTTGTTATGACAACTATAGATATAGATGGTGGATTGTAGGTGATTATGGAACTATTTTATGGGCTGACGACTATGTTAGTGCGGGCAATCCTTATCTTGTTTTCAACACTTATAATAGCGGAACTTTGCGTAACCTTTATGATATTACTTGGGACCCTGTTACTGGTTATTGGACAGCGGTTGGCGATGGTGTTGTTATTACTGATAATGGTAATACTTTAATAAATGGACAACTAAGTTATCCACAAAGCAAAACTTATGCGTTTGATGCTATGGCAGGATTGTATGGCAACTTGCCAACTTATACCAACCCCATTATGAACTATGAGCCTTTGCCAATATTACAAACTCAAAATAATCCAACTTCTATTGTATTAGATGGTTTTACAGAGTTTCCACAAGGTTCTACTCCACCAGCCAGAGCCGCTGGTAATACTGTTGTAGCAAATGTGACTTTATTACCTGGGCAAGTTATTGGTGGAACATATACTGAGATTCCAAATCCAGTTATTGATGGTGTTATATTTAATCATAACAGTTATACTCCTGTTACATTTTATTTGGTAGCAGGATGTGCGAACACAAGTAACTTAATCATTGGCTCTCCAATATTGACTGTTACAGAAGTTAAACGCTAAATAGGATAAAGGAATAATAATATGGGTGGATTTGTTGGAAGTGTCATAAGTGATGTTGGTAATGCTATAGGCGATGTTGTCAGTTCTGTTGGCAATGCTGTTAATGATGTTGCCAGTTCTATTGGTAACTTTGTTGACCATAACATTCCTGGCGGCTGGGCAACTGTTGGCGGTGCCGCATTATTAGCGGTTGGTGTTACTGACCCAGAACTTTTAGGACTTGCTGATAGTGGCGATTTAACTGCTACAGATTTGACTAATGCTGGATTAAATCCAGATACAGTTGCGTCAAGTTTACAAACAGCCACAACAAATGGTGTTATTAGCACAGCAAGTATTGACGCTCCCATATCAAGTGCCACTGGATTACAAAGTGTTATTAGTAGTTACGGTGGAGCACAAAACTTAACAACTCCTATTGTAGAAAACTTATTGAGTGGTGGAGCAAGTGCGGCAAACTTATTAGCCGCTGGAACACCATTGGGACCATTGTTAGGAGCAGGTGCGTCTGTTGCTGATATGATGGCAAGCGGTGTAAGCGTTGCTAACTTATTAGGTGCTGGAGCAAGTGTTGGTGAACTATTAGGTGCTAAAGCACCATTAGTTAGTTTATTGGCTGGCGGTGCCAGTGTCAGTAGTTTATTACAAAATGGTGTAAGCACAACAGCATTATTAGGTTTAGGTGCTACAGCGGCTCCATATCTTGGTGCTCCAAAAAATCTACAAACATTGTTAGCCGCTGGTGCTAACTTGAGTGGGTTAGTTCAGGCTGGTGTAAATGTAAGCCAGTTGGCATCACAAGGCGTAACAACACAACAAATGGTTAAAGCGGGCGTAAATCCTGCTACAATGATACAAGAAGGTGTAACTCCACAAACACTAATGTCAAATGGTGTTAGTGCTCAAACATTAGTAAATGACCAAGTTAATCCACAAACTTTATTAAGTAGTGGCGTAAATGCGTCTACTTTAGTTCAAGATGGTGTAAGCCCACAAACATTGTTAAATGATGGTGTAACTCCACAAACATTGTTAAATAGTGGCGTTAATAGTCAAACTCTGTTAAATGATGGGGTAAGTAGTGGTGCGTTATATAAATCAGGCGTAAGTGCTCAAACATTGTTAAATGAAGGTGCTAATCCAGCAGATTTAGTAACTGCTGGAGCAAGTCCTTATACATTAGCACTTGATGGTGTAAAACCTTCTACATTAGTAAATGATGGCGTAAGCGTAAGTAGTTTAATAAACAGTGGATTATCAGCAAATCAGTTATTGGCTGGTGGTATTAGTGGTGATACATTAGCACAAAATGGAGTAAATCCTTACACATTGTTAAGCGATGGTGTTAGTGCTCAAACATTATTAGGTGCTGGAGTTGACCCTAAAACTTTATTAGGAGATAATGTAAGTCCTTCTACATTGTTAAACGATGGTGTAAGTGCTGGAACACTATACAAAGATGGTGCTAACTTAACTTCTCTAATCAGTGCTGGTGCTAACACAAGCGATTTATTAGCCGCTGGTGCTAATCCAACTACTATGGTAGCAGATGGTGCGAATGCCAAAAACTTATTATCCGCTGGTGTTGACCCTAAAGTATTTGTAAACAGTCCATATGTTAGCCCAAGTCAGTTATTGGCTGATGGTGTAAGCCCACAAACTTTGTTAAATGACGGGGTAAATGCTGGGTCATTAGCGGGGGCTGGTGTTAGTGATAAAACATTATTGGCTGATGGTGCTACAGCACAACAGTTATATTCAAGCGGACAAAGTAGTCAAAACTTATTAACCGCTGGTGTTGACCCTAAAACTTTATTAGATTTAGGTATTCCATCAAGTGTATTAAAGAATGAAGGTGTAGCACCTGAAACATTAGTTCAGGCAGGTGCTAATCCAAATACATTAGGTTTATCAACAGCACAAGAAATACAAGATGGTATTACAGCACAACAACTAATAGCATCTGGCACAGCACCTTCTACTTTATTAAATGCTGGTATGTCACCACAAGCATTGTTAAATGCTGGAGTAAATGGAGCAACATTATTAAGTTCTGGTGTAAGTGTAAATCAGTTAGAAACTGCTGGGGTAAGTGTAAGTCAGTTATTGTCTGAAGGTGCTACACCCTCAGCATTAATGCGTGAGGGTGCCACTACAGCAGATTTAATGGCTGGTGGTGCTACAACACAACAAATATTAAACGCTGGGGGAAGTATCAGCGAAATGATGAATCAAGGTGTAACAGCACAACAACTGTTACAGGCAGGAGCAAGTTTACAAAATATTGTTAGTAATGGTGGACAACCTGCTGTTAACAGTTTAATACAAAATGGATATACTCCAGCAGAGTTATACAGTAATGGTGCTACACCAGCAGAGTTAGTAAAATCAGGTGTGTCAGATTTAAGTGGAACACATATGAATGTTTATAGTGCTGTTCAAGCAGGAGCAACACCACAACAACTACAATCATTTATAAATGCTGGACAAACTACAGCAACACAACTATATCTTGGTTATGGCGTTCCATTATCTACATTACAACAAATGGGCGTTCCATCAAGTCAGTTAACTACTTACGCAACTCCTGCTCAACTTGAAGCGGCTGGTTATCCAGCAAGTGATTTCGCACCAAAAACTACAACACCTACAGCGACTACACCTACAGCGACACCAAGTCCTGTAGAGCCAACTCCTGTAACTACACCTACAACAACTACACCTACAACAACTACACCTACAACGACATCAACTCCTGTAGAGCCAACTCCTGTAGAGCCAACTCCTGTAACTACACCAACACCTACTCCAGTTAACACTGATGTTTCAAATCCACAAATGGCTATTTGGAATGGTGTGCCTGTATCTACATTAGAAAGTGAAGGTGTGCCTTTATCAACATTGATTGCTGATAGAGCACCTGTTAACCAACTATTGGCGGCTGGAGCAGACGCAGGAATATTATATCAAAAAGGATATAATGTATCTACTTTAGTTCAAGATGGTGCGTCAATCCCACAACTAATAGCGGGCGGGGCAAATCCAAATACTTTAGAATGGTATGGTGTTACACCACAACAAATGTTAAATGCTGGTGAAACTTCTCAACAGTTATTATCAAGTGGAATAAGCCCACAACAGTTGATTCAGGCTGGTGTCAATAGTCAAACATTATTGAATGATAATGTAACTCCACAACAGTTAGTTCAGGCTGGTGTAACACCATCTACATTATTGTCTGAAGGTGTTAGTCCTAAAACTTTATTAAATAGTGGCGTTAACGATACACAACTAACAGCGGCTGGCGTAACTGACCAACAGTTATTAGCGGCTGGTGATACTGTCAATAACTTAATGTTATTTGACAACCAAACTCCGCAACAGTTATTAAATGCTGGAGTTGACCAAGCCACTTTATATAAAGCAGGAATAAGTCCACAAACATTGTTAAATGATGGTATTACTCCTGGACAGTTAGTTCAAGATGGAGTAAGTCCATCTACAATGTATTGGGCATATGGCGAAAGTCCACAACAACTATTAGCGGGCGGTGTAACGCCACAACAGTTGGCTAATCCTAATGGCGGACTTCCATTAAGTTACTTAAAAGGTATTAATATTCCAGCAGATGCTTTAACGGCAGATGGATTTACACAAAGTCAAATCAATCAGTTTGAAGGCACAAATACTCCTACAACAACACAAACAACTCCAACACCTACAACTACGCCTGTAGAACCTGCTACAACTCCTGTAACTACACCAACACCTACAACTACGCCTGTAGAACCTGCTACAACTCCTGTAACTACACCAACACCTACAACTACAAGCAATACTCAAACATATTATAATCCAAACGAACTTCCAGCATATTCTAATGGTGTATTAAACCCAAGTATGTTGCCTCCTGGAACTATTTCTGAGCCATATCTTTCTGGAACTGCGTCTGACCCTAAAACAGTTTATACAATGACTGATAGTAGTGGTAAACAATCACAAATGATTGTAGATAATGCTACTGGTATGATTGGAGAGGCGGGGTGGACAGGAACTGTTTTACAAACTCCTACACTTTCTACACCTGTAACTACACCAACAACTCCAGTTACAGAACCAACTACACCTGTAACTACACCTGTAACACCACCAACAACTCCAGTTACAGAACCAACTACACCTGTAACTACACCTGTAACTACACCAACAACTCCAGTTACAGAACCAACTACACCTGTAACTACACCTGTAACACCACCAGTTACAGAACCAACTACATCAATAACACCACCAGTTACAGAACCTAATCCAGTTACAGAAACTACAACGCCTGTTGAACCTATAACTATACCTTCTACTGTTACTACAACACCTGGCACTGGCGGTAGTGGAACAACTGAAGACCCATACGATATGGGAACTGTAACTATTACATCACCAAAAGATACAACTGGTGGCGTTACAACTGATACAAATATTCCTGTTGGACCTACTATAGATAATGGTAATGGAACCAGCACAACCACATTTGATGATGGAAGCACATTGACTACTGATAATACAACTGGTAGTGTTGTAAACACAACCCCATCAACTGATACAACACCAACTGATACTGGGACCACAACACCAACAGACACAACTGATACAACTACAACTCCAGTTGTTCCTACAACGCCTTATATTCCATATGTGCCAATCAATGGCAATCCAAGTGGAACAAGTAGTAGCAATGGTTATCTTGGTGAAAGTCCTTGGAGTTGGGGAACACAACCAAAACCAGTTGTGCCAAATGGAATAAATATTGGTCAAAATCAAGCACAAGGTTCTTGGAACTTTACACCAAGTCAAAACTATGTAAAAGGAACAAATACAGCAATGGCTCCATATTTAACTGGAACGATTCCAGCAGAAATGAATATGGCACAGGGACAGGGACAACCATCATTACCATTGTATCAAGCCCCTGTATACACTCCTGTAGCACCATAAAGTATAAATAAAAGAATAAGGAAATATTATGAGTTTAGGAAAAAGCGGCGGAAGTTCAACTTACATTCCAACATTATCGCCAGAACAAAATGCGATGATTGCGGCACAGACTGGTTTGTTTACAAACACAGTTGGACCGTCTTATCAAAATGCTGTTACAGGTGCTACTGATGTATATAACAAGTCAGCACCAAGCGTTGCTACTGCGGCACAAAACTTGGCTGACACATCAGCCACAGCACAAAATGCTCAGATTACTGGCGGACAAAATGCGTTCTCAAACGGCATACAAGGCTTGGAAAATATGGATAGTCCTGCTTATATCCAACAACAGTTACAAGCGTCTTTGGCTCCTGCTCAAGCACAATACTCACAAAATATGGCTAATCAATCAGCACAGTTTGGTGGTGCTGGACAGATTGGTAGTGAGCGTGAAGCATTGGCGGCGGCACAAACTGCTGGTTCTACACAAGCACAACAAGAAGCGGCAATAGCACAAGCAGAACAAGGCATAGCAAATCAACAACTACAAGCAGGAAGCACATTAGGTAGTTTAGGTATTAATGCGTTGGGTGGTGCTCAAACAGCGGCTAACAACCAAATCACTGCGGCTTCTACTCCACAACAGTTATATAATCAATACGCAAGTATATTGTTTGGAACTCCATCACAAAGTTGGAATCCTAACTTTAGCGGCACACAAGGTGGCACAACTAATACAACAGGTTATAGTGCTGGTATTGGCGGTGCTAATGGTAGTTCAATGTTTAGTTTAGGATAATCAAATGGCAATAGACTTATCTAATCTTAATGACTATTCCAACCTAAAAATAAAAATGGGTGGCGTTAGTCAGTCACAAAATACAACTCCAACAACAACAACTGTTCAACCTAACAGTTATCAGTTTGATGCTGGACAAAATGGTTCTTCTTTAAGTTCTGGTGGATTTCAGTTTAATCCACAAGGACAAACTCAACCTCCTGTTCAACCAGTTACTCCACAACAAGTTAATCTTGGTAACAGTAACTATATGATGAATGGGCAACAAAACCCACAAAATCCGCCACAAGCAAATCAACCTCAATCTATTGCTCCTGTTGCTCCTCAACAACCACAACAACCTACTGGACAAGTAGGCGGACTGGTTGGCGGTGCTACTCAAACTCAAATGCCACAACAACAGGCACCACAACAACAGGCACCACAACAACAGGCACCTGCTCCAGCACAACAACCTCAAATGCCTCCTCAGCAAGGTAGTGTTGCGGCACCTCCTACACCAAATGACCAAGCCATTGCTCAAAGTGAAAGTGGTAATAATAACACAATGGGTTATCATTATCCAGCAAATGCTAATGGTCAACGCTCAAGCACAGCATATGGTAAGTTTGGTATTACTGCTCCTGCTTATCGTGACATACAATCACAAGACAGTTATTTTAAGGGTAAGAACATTGAAAGTTTAACACCTGATGAACAACTTCGTGCTAACCAAACATATCAAAGCGTATTAAGCAAACAACTACAAGCACAGGGTATTCAACCTGATGACAAGACATTGCGTTTAGCACATTTTATGGGTGCTAAAGGTGCGGCACAGTTCTTAAAAACTGGTGTTGTAAGTAGTCAAGCCGCTGTTAATAATGGTGGCGAAGAGAAAGTGCGTGATATTGCTAAAAAGTTATTAAATGGCGAAACACCAAAAGTATCTCAAACTACAGGTGATGAACACATTGATAGAATAAATCAAGCACGAACACCAGAAGACCACGCAAGTGTTATTAGTGACCCTAACGCAAGTCCTGCGGCAAAAAGTATTGCTACAGATAAACTATTACAAGACCAACAAAGTAAAGTTGGACAAGCACAAGCACAAGCAACTATACAAGCCGCTGGTTCTGGTAATACTAAAGCCATCAGCGATATGACTCGTGAGTTAGCAAAACAAACTAATGATGGTAGTTGGTTGAAAGCATTGTTTTATGGTTATACTGGACAACGCCAGAGAGCCGCACAAGAGATGGAAAAACTAATGCCAAGTCCACATCCTATTAAACAAGCAATGGATGAAAAAGGCGAACCAGTTTACATTCAAAAAAATCCACTAACAGGTATTGTTGAAAACGCATACGATAAAAATGGTATGAAAATGGATTCAGTCAAAGCACAGCAATATGCTGGTATGCTTGGTTTACAATCAACTGGACATATTATGAACAGTGATGAGGGACAGACTGAAGTATTTAAGAATGAAGAAGGACAGAATGTTTATAAAGTTAATGGCAAGTATACACAAACTGCTCCAAGTGGTATGGTTCCACTTGGTTCAAAAAGTGGTTTAGAATCACAAGCAGACACTTCTGCCGCTAACCTTGAAAAAATATTAAGAAAACGCCAAACTGAAGAAAGAGAGCGTGGTGCTGGAGATAATGATTTAGCACAACAAGGGTTGGATGATACAAGTATTCAACAACAAGTTGACGCACATAGAGCACAAAAACTACAAAGCCTAAAAGCAAGTAGAGGACAAGTTGTAACTACTGACACTGGTGTTACTACACCTACAAAATCTACTGCTACACAACCTGAACCAGACGAAGAAAACCCATATGAAACTAATAATGGTAAAGAAAGTTTTCTAAAAGGTTGGGGTAAGTATGCTTCTCCAAGTGTTAAAAACAAAGACCAGTTAAAACGAGAACAAAAAGTTGATGCTGAAACACTTGATAATAATGCCAGAATGCTTATTAGTGGTGATAGAACCAGCACTAACATTCCAGCAATAAATGGTGAGCGTAGTTTAAGTATTAGACGAGCAAAAGAACTTGACCCTGATTACAGTGAAACAGAAAGCGATTCAGCACAAGCGGCTCGCAAAGAGTTTAACACAGGTGCTACTGGTAAAACTATCAGAGCATTGAATGTTGCTGTTGACCATATTGGAACTGTAAGAGAACAGATTAAAAAACTACCTAATGGTGAGTTTACTCCAATCAACCAAATCGTTAATGCTTTCGCAAAAAATACAGGTAATAAAGACATTGGCACATTTGATGCTATGGCTGGATTACTTGCGGCTGAGATTACCAAAGCGGTTGTTGCTAATGGTGGTAGTATGAGTGAGCGTGAAGAAAAACAAAAAATCTTATCTTCTGCTAAATCACCTGAACAACTTAATGCTATTTTAGATGGCTACCAAAAACTATTAGGTGGACAGTTAAATGGTGTTAAACAACAATATACAGCAACTGGGTTAAAAAACTTTGACAAGTATTTGACACCACACGCTAAAGTTGCGTTAAGTTCAGCACCTGCTGAAGCACCTGCCGCTAACAATACACAACAAGCACCTGTAGCACCTACTAAACGAGGTGTATATAATCCAAAAACTAATAGAGTAGAATACCAATAATGTCTCAAGTAATATCTATACCAGATGTTGGGGATGTTGAGTTTCCAGACAATATGTCTGCTGATGATATATCCAATGCTATTCAGCATCACATTATTCCACAACATCAAGTTGAATCACAAAACAAATGGCTTGAAGATAATGTGCCAGGAATGAAATCGCTCCACGGTTTTTCAATGGGTGTAGGTAAAACATTAAGCAATACTGTTGGTGGTTTAGTTGATTTAGCAGGACGAGGATTACAAGCCGTTGGTGCTAAAGATACAGGTCAAGCATTTATTAACAATGCCGCAAACGCAAGACAAGATACTGAAAGACAAGTAGCACCGTATGAGCAATCTAATCCATATGCTACTGGTGCTGGTCAAATGGCTGGTTATGCTATTCCATACACAGGCGGTGCTAAAATCGCTGGAGCACTTGGTGCTACTGGTAGAATAGCACAAGGAGCACTTGGTGGTGCTATTGCTGGTGCCACAACAACTCCTGGTAACTTACAAGAAAGAGCAACTGCTGGGTTAGAACAAGGTGCTTTAGGTGGTGCTGGCGAGGCTATTATACCACCAGTAGCAAAAGCGGTTAAAGGATTTGCTCAAGAAGCAGGACATAGATTAACTGGCGGATTGATTCCTAAAGCAACAGATTTAAGACAACCTATACCACAAGGTATGGACAACTTGAGTAATACTAAATCAGTGCCAGCACCTGGAAAAGTGGCAGAAAACATTGGACAACGATTAGGTGCGTATGCTACAAGTCCTCGTCCATTTGTAGGTAGTATTCCTGGTGTTGGACATTATGCTACTATTGCTGAAGAAACACTTGGCAAAAATGTAACTGATAAAATCCCTGGTATGCGTGGAACACAACCATTGTGGAAGCAAGGTGTTAATGCTTATAGAGATGTGGCTGATAGCGTTCGTATGCGTAATGCCCCACCTAACGCATTTGATAGATTGTTTGAACAAGAAGGTATGCCATCGCCATCTGCTGGACAACAAACGGCGTCCCCAGCATCAAGTCCAACTACACAGTTTAGTCAACAGTTACACAATATGAATCCTGAACTGGCACCTAAACCTGTATCCCCACAACCATTACAGTTAGGCTGGAATGGACAGCAACAAGCAAAACCACCTATGTATGTATCCCCTGGTGGTGTTGCCAGTCACGATTTAGAAATGGCTAACAAAGCCGCATTTAATGAACGCACAGGTATTAATCAATATCCTGAAGCAACTAATCCTGGGACACAAAATGTCCCAGGCAATGGACCTATTTCGCCGTCCCAACCAGCACCATTTACACAGCCAACACAAGTCCCACAAACACCTGCTCCAGCGGCTGTTCCTGCTATGTCACACGCTGAAAAAGCGGCTAAATCACAGCAAATACTGGATATGATTCGTGCTCGTGGTCCGCAAAGTAAACCTGCGGGACAGCAAATAGAAGCACCTGGTCCACAAACTGGAACATTGAATGTCTCACCAGGAGGAACAGTCCCACAAGCCCCAGTTCAACCTGTAGCACCTGAACCAAATATTAACTTGGAAAAGCCAACACCAAGAGTTGCGGCTGAAATGAACGAACCTAAACCAGAACCAAAGTTAAAACAAAATGACTATGGTGGGTATGATGTTGTTCCACAACCAAGCAAAGGTATGATGGCATTGCGTGAAGCATTAGAAGGTAAACACGGTGGTGTAGGCAATGAAAGTCCACAGTTAGAAATATTGCGTGAAAAACTTGCTAAAGAACCTACGCCTGACGAGATTGACCAAATAGCAAGTCAAGGTTTAAGTGAACCTGTTAAACCTACAGTTATGCGAACACCAGAAGAGTGGAAACAACTACATCAAAAAGCATTGTTTGACGATACTGACAGCATTAATAAAGTTGATTTAAGATTACAACAACTTAAACAAAGTCAATATGAAAACTATATACAAGCACAAGAAGAAGCAAAAAAACGAGCCAGTGACTTGATAAAGAAAACGCCTCAAGAAAAGGCTAAATGGCAAGCAGAGCGTGATGCTGAAATCAAAGCACAAAAAGAGGCTGTTGAACAAGAAGAAAGAATACATAAAAATCGTAGCCAAGGTCAAATCATTCGTAAAAAAAATGAATATGCTATTAAAGATTTAGTAAAGGCTAATGTAACAAGTAAAGATAATCAAGTTATTGTTAAAAATGCTCACCTGTTTGATGAAGCGGCTAAAGAAAATGGCAATACTATTGATTGGGCTGATATGCCTGAACTAACACATAAATCCATTAAATCTGTAGCACAACAAAGACGCACAATGGAACAATGGTTATACAGTCAAGTTAAACAAGGCAAAGGTAACTTGACAGCAAAAGAGAAACTATCTTTGTTTAATGACTAAATAATATTATGAATATACAACAAGCCTTAACCAAAACATTTGCGACTAACTTTATGACTTATTATAAGTCACACGCCGCACACGCCAATATTACTGGTCCCAACTTTTATAGTAATCATAAACTTCTACAAAAGATTTATGAAGAACTACAAGAAGAGATTGATACTATTGGTGAGTTGTTACGCACAGTTAAAGCAGAGTTTCCAAAAAGCATTGCTGAGATTATTAGCGAAAGTGATGTTATGGATATTCCTGTTTATGATGATGGTGACGGTGATGAATATTTACAAAGCGTATATGATGACATTGACACTTTGATTATTGTATATGAACAACTTGAAGATGCCGCTAATGCTGATAGAGAACACGATGACATAGCCAACTACGCACAAGACCAAGTGCGTAAACTACACAAGTTCTGTTGGATGCTACGCTCAACGATTGGAAACGAATATGGAAACTAATGAAAGATTAGCAATAGTAGAAACTAAAGTTGATGTATTAGTTGATGATGTGTGCGAGATTAAAAAAGATATGAAGTCGCACCTTGAACAAAGTCAAAAATATAATGACAAGATTACTGATAGAATCAATATGATTTTATGGTCAGTATTAACAGGTTCAGTAGGAATCATAGCAACTCACATACTTTTCAAGTAAAGAAGATAAATAAAATAGTAAAGTTATTGAGTCTGGTATTACTTGGGTTCGCTCCCTCTACTAATATCATATCAAACGCTGACAAAGCACAATCTCCTCTATACTATGGACACCGTATTAGTGGCTTGGTTGGGTGATACCAGACTTAATAACTTTACATTGGGGGTTAAACCAAAACCCGTCCATAGATGTAAGATAGTAACACGAAATAATGACTACCTCTTACGACTACGATAATATATGGTGACTTTATACTATGGCAAGACATTGCCTAATGTAGAATGCGGTTAGACCAAAAGCAGGGTGCGAAAGCATTAAACTATAGACGCAGAAGAGCAATCACATATATTACGAGGCAGATACAGCCAAGGACATAAATCAATAAAACCACCGTATCCTGGTCGCCACTTTTCAAAAAAGTGCTGGTGCTAAACTATGGATATGTGAATAGGCTGATGACAAAAAACAAAACAACAAGTAAAAGGTGTTCTTTCGCTACGCTCAACAACACCTGCGTAATGCCAAAGCACTCGCTTTGCTCGTCCTGTTGGCAAACGCAAGTTGCTTACGCATTTATTTGAAATGAGATAAATAAAAATAAGAAATGCCATAAGTAGAGCGAAGCGATACGCAATGGCGTGAGGACGCAAGTCCGCACTTATATATGAAAGGAGTTGATATGAAAACAGAAGACTACGCCATTGATTTATGGGAATCACTTGCTGAATACCTAAATGAACAAGTGGCAAATAAAACATTACGCATAGATGACCATTATTTGTGGAATACATATTTCCACTCATTTAGTGATAGCGATTGGTTATTACTGATTGGTGTAATAGAACGCATACAAGCCAAACACCCGCAATACATCAAGGGATTCCAGTCATCAGCACTTGAACAAGTAAGGGATGAAATACTCCTACATCACAGAACTACACCTCGTGTTATGGACAAACGAGATAGGAACTGGGATAACAAGAAGTTGAGTTGGAAAGCCGCAATGTGTTTAAGAGAAATCTGGTGTCAAATACACGGCATTGATTTGAATATAGAAATCAAAACCAGAGCATTTAGAAAAACTACAAGGTGGGATTGATATGTGCGAAAAAAGATTATTACAAACTGATGCCATTTATCAACCTTATGTCTACAAGTGGACTAACATTACCAACAACAAGTTTTACATTGGAGCACGATGGGCTAAACTATCACACCCTAATGATGGATATGTATGCTCAAGCAAGTTAGTTAAAGAACTAATACAAAAATGCCCAAGCCATTGGCGTAGAGAGATATTGTTTATAGGTGTAACAGCAGAAGAAGTTGTGCTATGGGAAACACAAATACTCACAGCATTTGATGCCAAACACAACCCATTAATGTATAATATGAACAATGGCAATGGTAAGTTTTACTTTAAGGCACACACAGAAGCCGCTAAAACCAAAATGCGGACAACAAAAAGAAAGACCCCTTCTCGCAAACCTATGTCCCAAGAAACTAAAGAAAAGATTAGACAAAAGATGTTGGGTAGAGAAATAACTTGGGCAGACAAGATTAGTAAAACATTGACAGGAGTTAAAAAGAAATGAAAAATACATTTGTTTATGTATGGAAACACTTGCCAGATGGTAAGTATTACATTGGTAGTCACAAAGGCACCACCAATGATGGCTACATTACCAGTAGTGATTTAATAAATAAAAGCATTATACAAGACAGTGAAGATTGGACAAGAGAAATAGTAGCGTGGGGTAATGAACAGGAAATGCGTGAACTGGAACTACAACTCATCAAACAGGTATTTGAAGAACCAGAATGTCTTAATCAATCTTATGCCGCTAACGCCCCTGTTGTATTAAAAGAAGTTATTAAACCCAAAGACAAAACTGTAAAAAGTCCACGATTTCTACATATTAAGGAACTTATAAAATGAACTTGTTTGAAGACATTGAAGACCCATACGAAAGATTAGAACGATTAGAAACACAACAACGCCAACTGATGTTGAACCAAGCACAGTTGAATCAATCACTTGCCAACCTGTTTACACAGATGGGGCATTTTATTGATAGTCATAATAAACTTTGTGAAGATTATGAGAGACTTAAAAAAGCCATTATTCCACCATATTTACATCAAATAGATAAATAAATGTGTAAGAGAAACTTACATTAACAAAAGGAGATTTGAAATGACACAACACTTAAAAGCCGCAGGATATACATTAATAACCATCATTATGATTATTGGATGGGCAACTGTAGATTACTTACTAACAAAATACATTGGAGATTGGGCAGGTTTAACTGTCAATGCTTTAGCGTTTGTTGGGTTTGTATACTATGGTGCGTTAAACTTTGTAGGAATGGGCAAATAATGGCACGAAAAGTAAAATACGAAGAGTATACTTTAGTCCACGACATCTGGGTCAAGATGGATAGGTTTAACGAACTACAACAACCAGCAGAAAATGGTTGTATTGAATGGACGGGACCTAAACATCGTCAGGGATATGGATTTATTGGTGCCATCAATGACGCTACTAAAAAGCGTTTAATGGTAACAGTTCACCGCTTTGTGGCAAGACTTATGCTTGACAGAGCCTTGTTTAAGGGTGAGAATGTAGTCCACACTTGTAGTAACCCTGCTTGTTGTAACCCAGAACATTTAGTTATTGGTGACTTGAGCAAACGCAACCAAGTGATGATTGCTAATGGCAGACAAGCCAAAACCAGAAAGCGTAAAAATGTCCAATAAGTATTTTCCTTCTGACAAAGACACTTGGCAATGGCAATATGCCAATCTGAGTGATACTACTGACATTGTTAATATGGCAGAAAGTTTATTCCAAAACGAGATAGAAAATATCTTTACACCAGACCCAGCGTTATTTGCTCACAACATTGATATTGCCATAACACAACAATATCATTACAAGCATATAACACAGATTATGGTGGCAAGACATAAGCACACACAAAAACTGATGGCGTGGAGTTGGATTGGCAGAGGCAACACCACTACATATGCTAAAGAAGAAATGGCAGAGGCAAGATTTATTCACACTGATTTAAGTTTATCAGCCAGAACCAGAATCACTTTAGTAGCACAAACACTACAACATTGGATTGTTTGGTGTTATAACTATGGTATTCCTGTATTAGTATCAACAAGTATTAGACAGGAACAACAAGCATTCCTAAAACTACACAAAGATTTAGGATTTATATTAAGAGGCAGTATAGCCTATAAAAAAATAGAGGAAAAGAAATGACTAAAAAACTAACAAAACAAAAAATCGCAGGACCAAAAACAGTTCCAGCACCTGAGCAACAACAACCAGAGCAAACACCTATTGATTGGAGTAAGTATCACATCCATATCTTAATCCCTTGTTATGCTGGGCAAATATTTGAAGCAACTATGACAAGTTTGATTCAGTTTATTTGTGTGGCAAACAACATTGGATTGAAATGGAGTCTTAACACAATGGTTAAAGAAAGTTTAATACCACGAGGCAGAAACAGTTTATGTGCTATTGCTATGGAAAACCCACACGCAACACACTTTATGTTTATTGACGCTGACATTCGTTTCCAACACGATGCTATTTTAGGTATGTTGGCGGCAGAGAAAGATGTTATTGGTGGATTATATCCTAAAAAAGGTTTGCCCATTGATTACAACTTTAATGGTAAAAATGGCGGACTAATAGATGGTCCTTATATTCAAGTAGAAACAGTGGCAACAGGTTTCTTATTGTTTAAGAAGGAAGTATATAGTAAACTAATCGCCGCATATCCTGAAACAAAATATCGTGATGATATTGGTTTGGGCAAACAATATGAACCACACCTATATGCTATATTTGACACTATCATTGACGAACACGGTTACTATTTGAGTGAAGATTGGACATTCTGTCGCCGTTGGATTGAACAGGGTGGTGACATTTGGGTTGACACTCGTGTATTGTTAAATCACATTGGCTTCTTTGAGTATGCTGGTGACTTTAGTGCGTTAGAGCGTAAGATTGGTATTAAGCGTGTAGACCCAAATACACCTGAAGGCAAAATCATCTTACAACAAATGGCTGAACAGAAGGAGAAAAACAATGGCACAACATCTGTTTAAGACATTAGCAGAAGTTAAAGCAGAGTGGGAGCATTGCTCCCAACTATATGAACTTATGTGTATGCCATTTGACGAACACGATAACACAGAGCGTCAAGAAGAAATGCGTGAGTATCTACAAGATTTGGAAACTATTATGGAGGAATGGAAATGAGATATGTAAAAGTTGAGCAAGGACCAAAAGATTTAAGCACTTGGTATGGTATTAAAGATAACTTTGAGTTTTCTACCAGACAACGCTATATGGATCCAAAAATGCCTTGGTATCATACAGTATTTGAACCATTCTGGAACACATTAACATATGAAAACAAAAAGTGTTATATGAAATGTGCCATCATAGACATAAATATTGATACAGGCATACAAGAAAGTTATGATACTATCTGGTTTGACTTAAAGCGTTACAAAGGTAACACCAGAGCATATTGTCAGTTAAACAAAGACATATGGTTTGAAATAGAAGGTGATTTGATAAATATATTGAAGGAAAAATGAAATGAAAATAACTGTTAAAAAACACGAATGGCATCAGGTAGACAGTCAATACTATGTAACATTTGGTATTGAAGAACTACAACAACTATATCCTGACACACCTGAAGAAGACTTACTACAACTGTTACAAGATATTGCTGAAGGCAATCAAGAACGCTTGGAAGAAGTTATTGAAGATGATTGGGGACAAGGTTATCTGGAGTTTGACCACGATTATGATGATTGGTGGACACAGCGTAAAGGTGGCTATGATATTACATATGAAATAATGGATGTGGAGACTGATGATGAGCAACCGTAAACAAGAACAAGAAAAGAAACAAAAAGTAGTATTGGTTGAAGTGGAAAACATTGTTGAAACACTCAGAGCCAATGGATTAGACAATGACTATATTATGGGATTGTTTATTGCTGTGATTCGTGGACACATTAAGAATGGCACATTTACAGAAGAATACCTACAAGCAGTTGAAGAACTTGCCAGAAAGCGTGAGATTGGCAAACCTGTTATTGTAAACAGCGATGGACAGACTATTAGTTCTACTAATATTCCTAAAATCGTGATATCAAAATAACCAAAAAGACCTCTATATTTAGGGGTTTTTCTTGATTTGATATAAATAAATATGTAAGCAAGAAACTTACTAACAAGGAGATTGAAATGACAAGTTATATTTTATATGAGATTACTGAAAAGACAGGTAAACTAAATGGTAGCAAAATCTATACGCTACAATGGATTGATGTAGATACGCTACAACAATATGAAATGATAGTTGACTCAACTTACAGAAACTTTAACTATTGGCAAGAGATTATATTTGGTGATTGGTGTGGAGTTTACACCAATCTAAAGCGTAGTTTACGCCAGACTGTTAAAAAGAAAAATGTATTGGATGCTGACAGCAAAGCACAAATGACAGAGGTATTAACAATGGAAGATGTTATGCGTTATGTTCAATACAAATCAAAACCAAAACAATCAAACTTTGACAACTTGTTTGAGTTTGAAATATACCCAGCATAAACAAGGAGAAATGAAATGCTAAAAGTAAAACACCAAGACCTACCAGAACAACTATTACAAAACATAGTAGATTTGGCAGAACAACTACGCAATATGAGCGAAACTATCTTTTATTATATGGAAAGTGAAGCAGAACTTGATTTGGACACAGTAGATGATTTTCGTATCCAAGCAGGTGATATGGGTGATTTAACATTTGAACTGAAATACAAGATTGATATGTTAATCAAACCCTACAGACAACAACTACACGAAGAACAAACTAAAATGTTACAAGCGTGGATGGAACGAGAACAAAATGACCCAGATATGGACGGGAGATGTTAATATGTTAATGGCAATAGAAACCAGAGTAGTAGTAATAAAGATTGAAAGTAGCACAACAACAGCAGGTGGTATTTTCTTACAAACAGCAAAAGACCATCCACGAGCACAAGTTGTTAGTGTTGGACATAAAGTAGAATCAGTTAAAGTTGGCGACACAGTTATTATTGGCAACTGGGGCAATGCTCCTATGTTAGATAGCAAAGGCACTGACTATTTTATAACTGACATACAAAACATATTAGCCATTGAGGTATAATATGCGATTAACTGAATGGATTAGATTACAAAGAGCCAGATACTATTGGAACAAAGGCGATGGCTACAAAGCAATAAGAATAATACAGGAGAAATGAAATGGCAAGACCAGAATCAGCATATACAATGGACATACTAAAAGAATATGACATTAGTAATATGCGTCACTTATATAACAAAGCAGGATGGGCAGTTAAATCACTACGCCGCCAATGTAAACACCGTGGCTATGATAAACAAAACTTATTTGCTCAACTGAGATTGGCAGAAATGGCAAGAGACACACTTGGACAAATGATTGTAGATATGTATCAACACACCCTATGTTATAAAGAACAAGGCACAGTTGATATGACAGTTAATACCCCAATGAAAGTGTTTGACAAATGCGATATAATGATTACAATAATACCCAAGGACAAATAATGGAACACCCAACTATAACCAAGATTAGAAACACACAGACACAGATACTAACATTAGGTGAACAGATTTATTATGAACTGTTGCCTGAAGATTTTCGTATTGAAATAAGTAAACAAGATACTGAAGAACTGATTAAAATATTTGGCAGAACAGCCTATAAAATAAGTCAAGACCAAGGTATTTAGACAAAAGAGATAAATAAATATGTAAGCAAGATACTTACACAACCAAAAGGAGATTT